CATAACTAACTGAACTACCTTTGTAGGTACACTCAGCATCTGTTCCACCATCAACAACATCTGTAGTGATGTCATTGTTAGGATCGAGATATTTTTTTAATCTATCAGTCATTTTTATATGCTATTTTGATATTTCCAGAGGTCTGTGGATTGTTGGCTTTCTGATATCCTTTCGGATCAGTAGTTGCCCATTCTTCCATAGAACTATAACCCATCTTTGTATTAGGAATAGAATTGTCTACCTGTTTAGGCTTGGGGTTAGTTATTACTTTATCTACATGGACCTCTAACTTATCTAGAGTCAATCCATTGTATATCTCACGATCATCTTCTGGCAACTTAGATAATAACGAATCTCTCCGATTTACTTGGTAATCATCCCAAGCTATTGCCTTTTTTTGTAACCCCTCAAGTTTCTGGTTCATATCGGACATAATCTTTTCGTATTCGCCTTTTTCTTCCATTTGCTTGAGTTTAGTAGCCTCAGAATCTGCTTTATTTTGTTTATTAATAGAGTCTAGCTGTGACTTGAGTTCATTTTTCTCGGCAACCTGTTCCTTAAATCGTGCATAAGGAACTGAGTCAACGATCTGCTTTTCTTCACTAGCAGGAGTGGCATTCTGTTTTACGTCTTGAATTTCGACTGTTTCGTTTTCCATTTTAACCTCTTGATTGAGTTAGTTAAATTATTTACCTATCCTAAATGTGATAGGTTTTTTAGTAGCAATTTTTATATTTTTACCAAATTGCTTATCAATTCTTTGTATAGTGTCTGCTGTGATTGCTCTGGTAATCCTTTTATTAAAGATGTACCAATCAGCACCCTTTTTAAAGCCTCTTTTTTGTAATTCTTGTACTCTTCTAGCAAACGTACCAATTAACCCAATCGTTACGCTGTTTTTACTTAGACTCTGTACTTTTAAGGCATCTAGCATCTTTCCTGTAAGTGTAAGGTCTACAAAACCTGTCTCTGTACTAGATTGAGATTGTGCCGCTTGTCTTGAACTTTTAGCTGTAGCATAAGACCTAGAGTATTTGCCTGTTAATGCTCGTTTCTCTCTGATTTGCTCCCTTACTACGTTACAGGAATTATCTCCGATAGAGTCCCATGTTTTTAAAGGTATATCTACTATTTTGTCTGGGTTTAGTGGTTTAATTTTCATCTAGCTGTCTATTTGCCTGTTTGCCTTTAAATTGTGACTGCTTTGTAAATGGTAATGCCTCATGTCTACAACCAAAGTGAGTACCACTATTAAATGATCCTGGTGATTGACTATCAAATTGTGCTATGGTCATTGGTCCTAATGCTATTAGTGTTAAACACTCATCACTTGTTCTGTTATCGATAGGACCAGACCAGATATATAGTTTTTCTTTTGGTGCGTTGTTTGCCATCTCTCTAGTAACATTTCTAGAGAAGTTTCTAAGTGAATCATCTACTAATGCCTCTGCTTGTGATGGTGTAAGGCCAAATGATTGCACTACGCTTTCAAATTCACTAATAGGTAAGTCACCTATAACTGATTCAATCATCAGTTTTTTCATTATATCTATCTTATCTTTAATCTTGTTTTGATATACGATAAGGTCTGTTCTTATTAAGGACTCTATAACTGTTTCAGATATATCAGCAAATGACTGCATATTCTTTAACTCTAAAGCGTACTGAGTCATTAAGAGTTCTAACTGTCCATTCATTTGCTTACCAACAGCTTGATTAAGATCAAGGTCTAGCAACTCTTTAACAATAACATCATTAGGTACGTTAGCTTTATTAGCTTTGTTGTATATCTTGATTACAGAATCCTGCAACTTTTGTATAGCTATGTTAAATTGTTCGCCTGTGTACATTAACTTTGTAATATGCTAAGTAGAGGTGACTCTGGTTGCTCTTCTTCTTGGAGTTCACCCATCTTTTTCTCTAGTTCTTCTTCTAAAATATCTGGATTAAAATATCTAATTAATTCTTTGCGGCTGATTAGGTTGTTATCCATCATAAACTGCAACCTATCTTTTTCTTCTGACCATGTAGTTGGAAACCCTGCCTCTTCAAAATCAACTGCATAAGACTCAGATAACCCTTTACCTTCATGCACTTGTAATATGGTCCTATCTATTTCATACCTAGAGTGTTCAAATTCTTTAAAGAAAGGAATGTCTGACTCTCTTGATTCTAAGTTCTCCATTGATAATATTTTTAATGCCTCACCACTTGGTGGTGTGCCACCTTCTCCCCATCTAATAGATAGTGAATGGTTTTGACCTACTTGATTGACCATCATCTTAACAGATTCAATCATATCTCTAATTGATCCTGGGGGTGATACATAGTTAAAAGATCCACCTTCTGGTAATACTAGGACTCTTTCAATACCACCTTTAAGATTAGGTATTTCTGTGTCTATTCCTGTGATAACAGGTTGTCCTAGTGCATACCTAGTTGCTAATGCTATTTCAGTCATAGCTATACTTACCTGTAGTGCCGCTCTAGCTACATCCATAGAATCAGATTGAAATTGTATCTTAGATACAGGCAAAATTTGGTAAGGGTTAATCATATCTAGGTTATCCCCTACAGGCTTTATTTTGCCATTCATATCAAAGATAAAGTGCATCCCTTGCTCACCATCTCTTGCCTCGGACCAGAATACAAACTGCCTATTCACCACCAGAGTTTTTACCTATTTCGTAACTAACACCATAAGGATCAGTCTCCCCATTGTTTAGGTAATATTCTTTAACATGAGGCAGTATGTCATATTCTATACGTTGTTTCTTTTCATTGTATTTACTTCTAAAATGACACTTACCTAATAGCCAACCTATCTCACTAAACTCTCTTATCTTAGAATCTAAGTGATGTGCTTTTTCTAGGTACTCCTCTGATATTTCTTCTGAGCCATTAATTAATCTTATTGGTGGTTTTTTATATAGCATCATCCTGCTACGAGCAAAACGAGGTACTACACGCATCCCAAAAGGTGGTATCTGGTTTAAAGTTGTGCCTGGAAACCATTGCTCTAGATGTGTGTCTAAGTTTCTGTTATAATAGAAATCTAAAGCTGTTTCTTTTTCAGCTACTTCATTCTTTGCCATGTAATCCTCGGCCTCTCTTATTGAGGCCATTACTGCCTCTTTGCCAAGATCGGGGAGCATTATTTTATCGTGAAAATCCATTTATAAACCTTTAGGATATAGCATATTCATTTGCCTGTATATGATTGTGTATTATTTCCCCTACTTGTTTTTTATGCTTTAGGTCTAAACGCTTACCATAGTAATGCAAGAATACAATAGTAGTAATCATTCCTAATAAGATGCCTAATAAGAAACCTACCATGATTTACTAGCCATTGTTTTTTTACGTATAGGAAAGAGGTAATTAATACCATACCCTAACGCATCAGATAAGTGTGTTTGTTTTATATCTCTCTTGTCTATGTCTCCAAGTCTCCAAGTGTTCTGCTCTAAATCCATTACTAGATTAGGGCAATTCTCAACACTAAAGTTTCCAGAGCGTATCAGCTTATTAACACTAGCAACCCTATCTCTTACAGCAGGGTTACGTCTTGGTGCTTTTACTTTAAAACCAAAGCTACGCATGATCTCATGGTCACTTTGAGTTGCTGAACTCTTTCTAGAATTACCACTAGCATCACAAAACAAATCACAATCTGGAAAGTCTTTCTTAATTATTTCTGCCATATCATAAGTGTTTACATTGCTTAAGCGATACTCTTTGAATACATGAATCCAACCATTGCCAAGATAGGCTGCTAGAGCCGAGGCATAGTCCACATTGTAATCCTGCATGATAATAACAGGTAGGTCTTTAAGGTCGGACCTTTCACTAATGTGTTTATTCCTATCAAAGTCTTTATATACTCTACCTTGTGTTAGATTAACAAATTGACCATGTACATAGGCTTTTATCTCATCATCTGAGTAAGCTGATAGTAGGTTTTGTTTGTATTCTTCTGGTAAGTGAATGTTTTCTAAGGTAGAGCCGATAACAATACCGATGTCTATATCAGTACGATTGCTCAACTCATAACCCCAATTTAATTGCTCTGGTGTACCTGTTAAGAATACTTCCATGTGCGATGCCTCTGGATGCCTTACCCTTGCAATCATTTGGTCAAATACTTCTTTCTTTTGTATAAATGGCTCATCTATTCCTGCCCACGAAAGATTGCTTCCTTTTAAAGAATCGGCTTTATCTCCCGATCCTAACCAAATGTGTCCATCCCAATTATGGATATGGAAATCGTTTTTCATTTGGTTATAAGTGTAATCTATTCCTGTGCGGTTAAGTATTTCCTTTAAGGTTATGACTATTGTTCTCTGTGAAAGTCCATGTGATGGACTCACATACATCCCAGGATGTGGAGCATTGATATAACTCAGATATATAGAGCGTAAAGCACCAATGTAAGTCTTTCCACTTCCGTACCCACCGATGAGAACCTTGTAAAATGTTTGTAAATCCCACCATTGTGATTGATGTGGGAGAAAATTCTTTCTTTGTATTTTGAACTGACTCACTCAATGATTAGGGTGTCCTTATGAGTGATCTCTTTGGTTTCTTTTGCTTTACCTTCTGTACGATCACTAAGATAATTGACAGCCCCTAAACTGCCATTCATAGCCATACGATATACCTTTCGTATCATTAATTCTTTTTTAGTCTTTTCATCAACTTCTTCATCAAATACTTTATTTATTATATCAGCTAAAGCACCATTCCTTCCATGAGGATTAGGTGTATCACCTTTTTTAAATTGAGTTTTAGGATTGCCAGATGTTTTAAATTGACCATTTGCCCTCCTTTTAACCTCCATTTCTTTACTCATACTCTACCAATGCCATTACTAAGGATTTATTTAGTTTATCCATTATCTTCTTCACATTATCTGAGTCAATTTCTGGTACATCAAACTCCAATCTCCAATTATGGGTTACCTTTAGGTTTTTAATCCCAACTAACTCAACATTTAATGTGACACCCTTATCTTCCATATTTAAAAAGCTGTAGCTACAACCGATTAGTTAGTGTTTCCTGTCTATCGCCCTATGCACTATAAAGTGACTTATTGTTGTTTTTTTGCGAGTGAGGCACAATAACAAGCCTCTATATATACCAAGAAAAGTCAACTAGTTTTAAGGTGTTTTTAAGGTGTTTTAAAGTAGGGGATTACTATAAACTCTATTATTACTAGAGTTAAAAAATATAAAAAAGTTTTTAAATGTCAACTTAGATACTTAAAAAAGTACTAAAATCGTCAACCATTTAATTTATGTATTATATCAGTTATTATATCGCATGATCTATCTATTGTTTTAGCTACTGATTGTTTACTTATGCCAAAATCATGCCCTATTTGAGTATATGATTCCCTACCTATGTAGTATTTAGCCATAAATATCTCTATTTGTCGTGATGTTGCGTTTTGTGCGAATAAGATACCTGCTAATAAGAGATTTATTTTATCTACTTCTAATTCCCTTACTTGCCATCTTTCTTTGTTATCATTATCGTGTCTGCCGCATAGTTCACATGGTTCTATTTTGTTCATTATTACCTTTAGTATGTGGAAAAAAGGTTTTGAGGCTCGACTCGCCAAAGCATTATACATCTTTCAATAATCAACAAATTTGTTTTACAAACCTGTTTAAAATATGATTATCGGTAATGTGAGCCTCAAATGTTTAGACAATTTTTTTTATTTTGATGATTCGTTTTGAAAATATTGAAATATTTTATCTTGCAGCTTATACCCTTCTTCTACCTTATAAATTCTGCCATGACCTTGCTTTGAAAGGAAATCACTACATTCTACTAATAATTTATGATATTCTTTTTCCATATTATTCCTTCTCCTGTTTATTTAAAAAATAAGCTAATCCATCTGGTGATATATCTACTAAATGCCCAAATATTGGTGATTGATTCATTATTATAGGTGCATCATCATATAGGCATTGTGCAAAAAAAACAGCAGTATCTTTATCACCAAACCATTTATATTTGTTATTTATTTTTACTTTAAAAATTTTAATTCTATTTATCTGCTTTGCCATAATAATCCTTAATTAAGTTGTATAAATTTGTTCCAATAAAAAACCATATCATTAAGCCTATAGGTATAAGGACCAGAGCCATACCTAACGCTAATAGGTTTATAATAATCTCATATAGGTTTATAATAATCATAAGCAAAACTGACAAATCTTTTGTTTTTTACCATATCTAGGTATGTGGTTATAAGTTAATTGTCTTTTTAATCCGCTTGTCTTTCTTTCAATCTCCCAGACACATCTACATCTAGGACATAAAAACAATTTACTATCTGTCTTTATAGGTGATTGTTTTCTACCTGTTCCTGTAACCCTATCGCTTACCTTTACTTGATCTCTAAATAAACTCATGCTTTAAACCCTTCCGCTATCATTTTAGTTAAATTATTAATTTCTTTTTGTTGTTCTGTTTGTACAGGTGCAGGTTTAGATACACCCCTTCTGTGTTTATACTCCCATTCTTGTAAAAACTCACCCCCACAGCCGCAGAACAAATCACTACCACTTAAACTATTGTCTACTACCTTATCAGTATCACAATCATCACAAATATATTTTTTCTTTGTTTGTTGTTTAACAGGGTTGTTGTCATCTTTTATGATTTCATCTAAATATCTCTTTTGATTAAACCATGTTGATAAGTGTGGTAAATACTGCTTTTCCTTACCAACCCATGAACTAATATGTGTTTGTACTATGGTAATAAGTTCTTGGTGTGATTTATCTTTTAAGGCTTGTTTGTATTTAAGGAAAGATATGTGTTTGTTTTTCTTAACAGGATATAGTTTCCAAATTTCATCAAATTCTAAACTATATATATTTGTTCTTTCTTTCTTAACATTCTTGTTTTCGTATCGGTCCTGTATCGGTGCTGTACCTACTTGTGTATCGTTTTGATTTTGCTCTATCTGATAAGTTCCGTAATTACAGACACTTATAAGGTTTTGTCCTGTACTCGTTTTTACTTCAATCATGGAACATTTTTTTAACAAAATTAAAAATCGCTGTACTTTCCCGATGCTCCAACCCCACCTTTTAGCTAGGTATCTAAATGAGGCATCTACCTCACCTTGCTTTAATAAGACCTCTTGGCCTTTTATAAATTTTGTTCTTTCAGTATGTGTAACCATTAGCAGTATATCTATCCATGCTTTTAACTGCTCTGGCTTTTTCCAAATCCAATGATCCTGAAGTTGTCTATGTAGTTTTATCCAACCGCTAGACATCACAGTCCTTTATCATTTTCATTACCTTATAGGCTACCTGTGGCACTATAGCGTTACCAAGTCCTTTAAGTCTTTGGACTCTTTTTGTTTGTCCTGTTGCAACTCTTGGGATTCCTTCTGGTTCTCTAATCCAATATCTGTCCAACCTATCGGATAACCCATTAGCCATTCCACCCACTCGCTGTTTAGTGTTCCTTTCCCCGAATTTCTCACTTCCTCGCAATTCCCTAACATCCTCTGCATCTTTCCTTTGGGTGTTCCTGCCGCATCCTCGTTTGCTGATGGAGTTGGTAACATTCGATAAATTACTTCCTCTCTTAGATTCCCCGATGTTTTTCGATTTGGTCGGCTTGGATGGTTTAATCTTTTTTCTTTGTCCATTGGAGGTAGATAATCCATTGTATTTGGTGTTGGAAACATCTTTGTCATGTGTACTGCTTGGCTCAGATTGACCGAGTGCATTGAACCCTCTTTCTGCTGACTGCTCTTTAATTTGTCTGTGAATGTGTCTGCTACTGTTGGAGTTGGAAAGTTCATCTTGGGATCGGGTAATAATCCTTTTTGAATCCCACTTAGTTGGTCGTTTAGA